CAGCCAAATCAGGAGATATATTATTCCCGCTAAACGGCACTAATGGTGTGTTGTTCCCGTATACTCCTCAAATTCAAACATCATATAAAGCAAATTATGATCCGGGTGAGTTAACACATTCAAACTACAAAATGTATTTCTACAAAAATAGTAGTGTTGATGATGTGACTATCACAGCAGACTTTACAGCACAGGATACAGCAGAAGCTAATTATATGTTAGCAGTGATTCACTTCTTTAAGTCAGCAACAAAAATGTTCTATGGTAAAGATAATAGCCCTAGAGCAGGTACCCCTCCTCCGTTACTATATCTAACTGGATTTGGTGCATATCAATTTGACCGTCATCCGTTGTTACTAACTAACTTTACATACAACTTACCGAATGATGTAGACTATATCAGAGCAGGTTCTACTAAAACATGGGGCGGCACAAATATTGCACAGTTGGGTAATAACAAAGTAAATAGTGCAGCATCGACCCCATTGGATAGACTAAAGGCAAACTTTACTAAAATAGCACCTGGCGGAACATGTCCGGCACCCACATTCGCATCTAGTTTGTCAAATGCAGATTCAACTTATGTCCCAACTAAGATTCAAATTCAGTTATCGCTTGTTCCAGTCGTCACACGCAAGGACATTAGCGACAACTTTAGTCTTGAAAAGTATGCAACAGGATCACTATCTCGTGGTTCTAGACGAAGCGGTGGAGGTATTTGGTAATGGCATATAATGTAACTAGCCCATATTATAGCACAAAGGTTTATAACGGTGAATTTTTAGACGTCATGGTGAATAGACCTGTACCCATCGATCCAACAGACATCTATTGGGAAATAACACAAACATACAACATGCGTCCTGACTTACTCGCATTTGACTTATACGGTGATGCTAAATTGTGGTGGGTGTTCGCACAGCGTAATCCAAACAGATTAAAAGATCCTATGTTTGATTTTGTCACCGGCACCGGCATATACATTCCACAGTTACCTAATCTAAGAGAAGCCTTAGGATTATAAGATGGCATTACCAATTGAAGCACAAGATACCTATGACAGAATAAGTGCCTTAAAAGACAGGTATGTAGATATTTTAGTCAGTTTACAGGGAAGATATAATGATGTTGCATCAGATTTATCTTCACCCGATGCGGTTGATACTTTGTCCGCACTACAAGCTGAGTACGCTCAATTCAAAGCCGACGCTACTACAGAACTAGGTATTGTAAATCAAGAAAAAAAGACAGTTCTATCAAATATAACTGACCCTACTATAAAAGCCGAAGCCTCTGCTACATTCAATGAACTTATAAATTCAATAAATGACAATGTAATTGCCCAGTTAAGAGAAGTAAGATTAGGCATTGAATCTGCCTTAGTAGAAGCAAAGAAAAAAGCAGAAGAAGAAAAAAGTCCAGAGAACAAAAGCGAATCAGATGCAGATAACACCAAGAAACCAGACGGTGCTGATGATGAAAGTGGTAAGGAAGAAGATAGTTCAGGATCTACTACTGTTGCAGGAAAAGCAGGGAACAGTAAGGCAACAGAATCAACACAAACACCTGGACTAAGAGACTACAATCCGTTGGCACAGTTCAGTAGTTACACATACAAAGTAGGTTTGTATATGATGAACACTACTCAACTAAATGAGTACATGAGTGGCAATTATGCTGTCATTAAAGACTTTTGGTTGATTGCTCAAAGTGGTGGTGTAACTACTGGCATAGATAGTCCTCGTGCTCCGGGGTTTGACTTGGATATTTACTTGGATGATATAGAGATTGATACTCTTATCAATGCTAAAGAAACAGAGACAGCAACCAATTCAATCAACTTTAAATTTAAAGTTTATGAACCTTATGGGTTCAGTTTCCCACATAAAATAACACAAGCTATGATTCAGTCTCAGCAACGAAATGCTGAACTAACTGGGACAACATTAGAGCAAATCAAATCACTGAACGAAGGTTTCTTTATTACTATCAAGTTCTATGGATATGATAAAGATGGTAACTTAGTAAATGCTAGCGACTATGTTCAACCCGGAGTAACCAAATCAGATTCACAATCTGTGTTTGAACGCGGCTTCCCTATCAGATTAAAAGATTTTAAGTTTAGACTAGAAAACAAAATGACAGTCTATAACATAACAGCGGTTCAATATTCAGAGCAAGTAGGCAAGGGCGTTAATAGTGGCACAGTGCCCGCCAAGATATCACTATCCGGTGAAACTATTCGTGATGTACTAGTGGGTAAATCGCAAGATGGTAGTAAGAAATCAGTAGTTGGTTTAGCAGAGATACTAAACCAAATGGAAATAGATGAAACTAGAAAACGAACTCCTAACTATATTTTCCCCAACACTTATAAGATTGAGTTTGATGAAGCTGATGGAATCGCCGATGCGTTATTAGTACCTAAAGATTACTATGTTAAAGAAAAAACTCCAATGGCATCAACCTCTGGTGCTAGTAACGAGCGTGAAGCATATAAAAATCAACAAGGTACTGTTGAAAAGAAAACAAGAACTATTGAAGTTCCGGCTGGTCAATCAATACTTCAAACAATAGACAACATCATTGGACAAAGTGAATATGTTAAGAAGATGATGAAAGCTGTTGATAAAGAGATTAGCGAACCAACGCAAGAGAATGGAGAAGAAACAGATGTGAACTCTAATCCAAAAACATTGTCTTGGTATAATATTAATGTCAGTGCGATTCGAGGTAACGATTGGGATCCAAAACGCAATGATTACGCACATGAGATAACATATAAAATTACTAAGTATGAGATTCCTTATATCCGTTCATTGTATACATCAGATACAACGAAATATTATGGTCCTCATAAGAGATACAACTATTGGTATACTGGCAAGAACACTGAAATTCTAAGTTACGAGCAAGAATATAACTTGATGTACACTATTGAAGGGCCAATGGCTAGTGATGTAGAAACAAAAAACATGCAATCTGCTAAGACTAAGTTAAAGTCAGGTCAAGCAGGTGTTGATGCTACTAGTGCAAAGAGTGGTACGAATGATATTGTTAACAGCGTAAAATCATTTTTGTACAGCCCGGGGGATTTGAACAAGTTTAAGATGAAGATATTAGGTGACCCTGATTATCTAATGCCATCGATAGGCACAACAGCAGGCGAGGGTATTAATCGATGGTACGGTACAGATTACACAATTAATCCTAACTCAGGACAAGTGTTTATTGAGATAAACTTCCAACAGGTTGAAGACTATAACCATGACACAGGTACATTAGATCCAAACAATGATATATTGTTTGCAATGTATTCTGACCAGTTGAAAACAAAACCCAAGGGTCTAGTTTATATGCTTACACATGTTATTAGTACCTTTAGTAAGGGTAAATTTGAGCAGACACTTAAAGGATTTTTACCTGAGTTTGCAAATGAAACTAATAAAAATTCAGCTACACCTGATGAAAGACAAAAGACAGAATCTGCGGCAGACAAAGATGCCGCAGATAGAAGTAATCAAACTGCAAGTACTCAAGAAAGAACAGGTGTAGACTTGTCTAACGCTAGTGCAGGCGGCGGTAGAGGTGGTCAAGGCGGACCTACCGCCGCACAACTAGCTCCCAACCCAATATCAAAAGTAGCAGATGATGATAGTAATTTTGCATCACCACCAGTGGGCACATATGCAAACGCAGGTAGAGAAGTAGTGGTTAGAAGCCCGTTGCCACAGCCAAAGGGCAAGAGTATTATGTTTAACAATAATAGATAAAATATGAGTGACGATATCCAAAAAACGAAAGGCACGACCAGTAACTATAAAGATGACCGCGGCGGCGCGGCAACCATACCTAGTGCTGTTCTTGGGATAGTTAAAGATAATGTTGATCCGACACGTTCAGGTCGCATAAGAGTATATCTAAAACGACAGGAAAGTGGCAACGAATCTGATTCAAGGTCATGGACAACAGTAAGTTACTTGAGTCCTTTCTTTGGTCAGACCCCTAATACTGCAAGTTCAAATTCAGAGGGTGACTATGTTGGTAACCCACATAGTTACGGGTTCTGGGCTACGCCACCTGACATAGGTACACAAGTTGTTTGTGTCTTTTTAAATGGTTCTACTGAGTTCGGTTACTATATTGGATGTGTGCCACAACCAGGACTAACTCACATGGTACCGGCTATTGCTTCAAGTGACAAGGTTATTGCTAATAACTCAGGTGAAACTGATGGATACGGTGGCGCAACAAGATTGCCTGTAGGTGAGATTAACAACGCAAACAAAAAGCAAGATAACAATTCTATGTTGACAAATCAGCCTAGACCGATTCACAGTTATCAAGCAGCTATATTAAACAAACAAGGTCTTATCAGAGACCCCAATAGAGGTACAATTGGTAGTAGTAGTGTTAGAGAAACACCTAGTCGTGTATTTGGTATCAGTACTCCGGGTCGTCCTATCTATGAGGGCGGATATGATGATACTACGATTGCTGATGCAGTTAAAGACGATAGCGTACCTGACAAGAATTTCAAAGTAGTTGGTCGTAGGGGCGGGCATAGTGTTGTCCTAGATGACGGTGACTTAACTGGTAAGGATCAATTAGTAAGAATTAGAACATCTGCTGGTCACATGATTATGATGAATGATAGCATTCAGTCATTGTTTATCATTCATGCTAATGGTCAAAGTTATATTGAATTGGGTCGTGAAGGTACAATCGATATGTACGCTAGTAACTCAGTTAATATTCGTACACAAGGTGACTTAAACTTACATGCTGACAACAATATCAACATCAACGCAAAGAAAGATTTGAACATTGCGGCTGAGAACATTCATATAGAAAGTTCAAAGGAAACTACACAGTTTGCTGGCACAACTTTCAAACAACAAACTAAGGGCAATCATACTGTAAAAGTAGATGCAGCCATGAGCCTTGCAAGTAAAGGCGATGCTAGTGTATCAAGTAGCGGCATTGTATATAACACCGGTAGCAAAGTTAATTTGAACACAGGTTCAGCATCATTGACGCCAGAAGATGTAAAACAACAAACACTAATAGCGCACACCGATACATTGTATGATAGCAAGAAAGGCTATGCAGCCGCACCCGCTAAACTACAAAGTATTGTAAGTAGAGCACCTGCACACAGCCCGTGGGCAGCAGCCGGTCAAGGTGTTGATGTTAAAACAGACATGAGTGCCGAATCACAGTTACCACCTAGCCCAAGCCCTGCAGCCAAAGCAGTTAACAATAGTGCATCACCGACTCCACCAGCATCAACATCGCCGGCAGTGTCAGCAACAGCACCTGTAGGACAAGCCGCTTCACCGTCTATGGATAAAGCAACAACGGGCGCAGTAGTATCACAGATGTCAGTTAATGCCGCGACAGGCCCTGCTAAGAATGCTGTAGCACAAACAGCAGGTGTAGTTGAAACTCAGGGAACCAAAGTTGCCGCAGTCGGTGCAATGGCAATGAACCCGACACAGATGGCAGAAGCAGGCGTTATTAAACCCGGTGCAGATGCTGCCGCAAACAAACTAATTGCAGAGGGTAAATCATTAACAGAAGCAATGCCAACTAATGTATTCACAGGTAAAGATGGTGTTAAGTCTGTGGGAGATTTTGCTAAGAATGTACCTGCACAAGCAGCCGCTGCCACAAAATTATTGGGTCAGGCGGAAGGCGCACTAAAGTCTACTGGAGTACTAACTGGAAAAGAAAGCCCAACACAAACTGCTGGTATGATTATGAGTGCTGCAACTGTTGGTATTACTAAGACTATGGACTTCATAAAGTCAGCCGCAGGAGGTACCGGAGTAGCAGGTGGGTTGAATTTAAATGCCGCAGGTGTTGGATTGAAGATGCCTGAGAGTTTATCTGCTATAGCAGGCTCTGCGAAAGATTTGGTATCAGGTGGCAACTTTGCTGCAAACATGGCTGATAAAGGAACAGGCGTGTTAGGAGGCATACCAAATATTGCTGATGGTTTGAAAGGTGCAGCCGCGGGAGCATTTGATAAAGTAACTTCGGCATTTAAATCATTAGGTAAACCAGGTGTACCTTTGAACTTGACAGCTATCAAAGCACAGAATGATGAAGAGGCTGCAGCCGCAGATGCAGGCGCTACCCCTGCATCACCATCGGCAGATTATAGTTTATCTTCAATGGTTGATAAGGCAAAGAGTGGTCTAGGTATTAAATCTGGCATGACATTCGGTCAAGCATTAACGGCTGCAGGAGACTCAGTAAAAACAGCAACCGGTGGAGTAGTAGATCCAACGGCAGCTATTAAGTTAGGTAACACTGCGGTAACAGCATTACAAAAGACTTTCACTACAGATCCTAGTGGATTAAGTAATCTACCCGGAGGTGCGGCAGCAGTATCATCGGCAGTTAGTTTGAACCCTGATGTAAAAGCGATTGCAAGTGAGGTTACTGATAGTGCAACAAAACTCGCATCAGGATCAGTTGACAAACCAGGATTACCTAGCGTTCCGGGATTACAAAACATACCAGGAAGTAAAGAACTAACAGCCGCAGTAAACGGTGTAACCGGTGCATTGAGCAGTTCTGTGGGAGGCATATCTGATGCATTGGGTGGGCTAAAAGCTAAACTAGGAAGTGGTACAGGTTTACAAGCACTTGCTAGTACAGGACTAAGCCCAGGAGAAGCGGCAAAATTAAATAGCGAAATCAATAGTATGGGAGCAGGAGGTCCAGTGGATGTTAAACTTCCTAAAGTAGCTACAGATAGTTTTGACTTTAGTAAAATGAAAGAACAGGCGGCTTCACTATTGGGCAATCCAAAGATTCCAACTCTATCATTCGGTAGTATGCCTGCAGGGGTATTTAAAGTACCGACAGCCGCACAAGCAAAAGAGTATGATAGAATAAAAGCAGAATTGACTGTGCAAGAAGATTTGCAAGACACTTTGCGAGTAGCCTATTACAATGAAAAACAAAAGTCAGGTCCAGACAGTGACGCCACTGCTGCCGCAAATACTGCTTGGAAAGAATGTTGTCAAAAAATAACTACTCTTAAGCAGGATCTGAATAAAACTATGTCATAAATATATACACAGGAATAACCATGGCAACATACGTTGGATTTACTACACAAAACATAGACCAAGTTAGGGAATTATTTAAACCCGGGGTAGACTTCGGTGAAGGAGTCGTAGTAAAACCCTCACAGGCTTCACGCAAGTATAGAATCACTGATGAGCAATTGGTAATCAATGATTTCCTAAATTCATTGAATATACCTCAAGGCCAGCGAGTAGGCAAACCTGAATATGGAACTACACTTTGGTCATTCGTATTCGAACCGAACACTACTGACGTTAGATATCAGTTGGAAACAGAAATAAGAAGAATGGCTGCTATGGATCCTAGACTTATATTGAACACAGTTGAAGCATTCCCGCAAGATAACGGTGTATTAATGGAAGTTGAACTAGCAGTAGCACCCTTCAATAACCCAATCAACTTAAGTATAACTTTCGACCAAGCAACAAGCCGCGCATTCAGTAGTTAAAACCGCGTGTTTTTAGGTATGATAAATACATAAAAGAGAAACACGCTATGGCCACAAGTTCAAGACAATCATCTATATTTGGTGTAAACGATTGGAAAACAATCTACAGAACATACAAACAAGCTGATTTTCAAAGTTATGATTATGAAACATTACGCAAAACCTTCGTGGATTACTTGCGTATTACCTACCCTGAAACCTTCAACGATTATGTAGAATCAAGCGAATATGTTGCGTTGCTTGATGTTATGGCTTTCATGGGTCAAGCATTAAGTTTCCGTGATGATTTAAACACACGAGAAAACTTCATTGACACTGCTGAACGCAGAGACAGTGTTATCAAATTAGCTAACCTAGTTGGATATAATCCAAAACGAAACATCACAGGTCAGGGCTACTTAAAGATTACAGCTATTCAAACTACAGAACAAGTTAAAGACATTAACGGGTTGAACCTAAGCAACTTAACAATATTGTGGGCTGACCCGGCTAACCCTAACTGGCAAGAACAGTTTAACTCAATCGTCAACGCTACACTGATTGACGCACAGCGTGTGGGTCGTCCTGGTAACAGCAAGACAATTTTAGATATTAAGACTGACGAATATAGTATCAGCACACCAACTGGTTCTATTGCCACTGCACCGTTCTCAACTACAGTTGACGGTACTAGTATGGATTTTGAATGTGTGAGCGTAACCAGTGTTGATGCAGATTCATTGTATGAATTGCCACCAGGCCCTAACAACAGATTCAATATTTTATATCGCAATGACCGTCTAGGATATGGAAGCCCAAATACAGGTTTCTTTATGTACTTCAAGCAAGGTTCATTACAAACATACAACTTCAATTTGAAAGAACAGATTAGTAGTCAAGTAGTTGATATTGACATTCAAGGTATCAATAATACAGATACATGGTTGTATAACTATGATTCAACTACAGGTGTAACTACCCAATGGCAACAAGTTGAAAGCATTTACGCCTACAACAAAGATTCACAAGCAGCTAATATAAACAAAAAAGTTTTTAGTATTGTTTCACGATTCAACGACCAGGTAAGTTACACTTTTGGCGACGGCGTGTTTGGTGAAATCCCAATCGGTAACTTTACAGCATATGTTCGTTCAGGTAATGCATTAACATATACTATCAATCCTAGCGAAATGCAAGGTATTACTGTAACAATTGATTATGTAAGCCGTACTGGTCGTGTCGAAACATTGACATTGACAATGGAACTAACATTGCCAGTATCAAACGCACAAGCTCGTGAAACATTAGCAGACATTAAGCAACGTGCTCCACAACGCTACTACTCACAAAATCGTATGGTTAACGGAGAAGATTATAACAACTTCCCATATACATTATACGGCTCAATCATTAAGAGTAAAGCACTTAACCGTTCTAGCGTTGGTGTAAGCCGTAACTATGACTTACTAGATCCAAGCGCAAAATACTCAAGTACAAATACATTTGCTGATGACGGCGGTATCTACTTAGATGAGAGTGATGGCTACACAAACTTCACTGCTAATACAACAAACGACACTGTAGCGTTCTTGACTGAAGTATTGAACAATGAATTAAACAATCATCGTTCGTTTCAATACTATACACAGCACTACAAACGATATGATATTGGTGCAGCTAGCGGCGATGGTGTAATTGCTTGGCATCAGTCATCATTTAATACATTAGAATCTACAGGTTATTTCTACAACAACTTAGGTCCTGTCCCAATCGGTGTATTCAGTACAGGTAATGTTAAGTATATCACAGAAGGGGCATTGTTGAAATTCATTGCACCTAGTGGATATTACTTTGATAGTAACAACAAGTTGATTGAAGGTTTACCAACACCAAGCGACAGTACATTTATTTGGACAAGCGTTGCTAGCGTCAACGGTGACGGCAGCAATAACGGTCAAGGTAACTTGAACAACGGATTAGGTCCTGTCGTATTGAATAACCCTATTCCAAATGGTGTTGTATTAACAACAGTACTGCCATCATTTACTAACTTGTTACCAAATGACATTATTCAAGAATGTATCAAACAAGTTACATTGAATCAAAGTTTCAGTTTAGTTTACAACAACAACTTACTTGCAAACCAAACTCGTTGGGCATTAAGCACATTTGATGATTCTAAATATTTCGTAAAATTTGAAAGTTTGGGAAGCAACCGTTACTTAGTAACATACAAATCTGTTGCTTATTACTTTGGTAGTGTTGCTAATGTGCGTTTTACATTCACCAAGAACCATGTTATCTATGATCCAACTACAGGTAAGTTACTACAAGACTTTGTTAACATATTAAAAGTCAACTCATACCCTGATAGTAACTATCCAATGCCAAAAGATACTAAGTTAAGTGTCGTTGGTCAGTTAGTTGAAAGTGATGGTTATGTTGATGACTATAGTGTTGAAGTAGCAAGCACTGACCCTAACGTCGCTGGTGTTGTTAAAGATCCAGACTTCTTCTATCAATTGTCAGGGTTCAAAACTGGAACAAAGAATACACATTACTTTGTGTTCTTTGAGCGCATCACTGATATTAACTTATTGTCTAGATATCAAATGGTATCAAGCAATGACATTAACTACAGCTTACCCACCCGTGCTGACATTGCACTAGTTCGCTACGAATATGCAGTTGGTCAAATTTATTATGCTTATAGAGAAGATACATTCTATCAAGCAGTTAATGACTTGACTAGCGCCAATGTAGTTAACTTAGTTCAAATCAATAATTACATTGCCAAAACAGGTCGTCAAGGTATTGCGTTCCAGTATCGTCACAATAGTAACAACACAACTAGAATCGACCCAGCTACGACTAACATTATCGATTTGTATGTAGTTACACAATCTTATTATACACAGTATCAAAACTGGATTAAGGACACGACTAATAAGCTAACAGAACCTAGTCCTCCTACAATCAGTGAATTAAATTTGATATACAGTGAAATTAATAACTACAAGATGTTGACTGATAGTGTAATCTTAAACAGCGTGAAATTCAAGCCATTGTTTGGTTCTAAAGCAGAACCACAGTTGCGTTCAACTATTAAGGTTATCAAATCAAGTGGAACTACTGCTAGTGATAGTGAAATTAGAACAGCCGTATTGAGTGAGATGAACACTTATTTCAGTATCGATAACTGGAACTTCGGTGACACATTCTACTTCACAGAACTAAGCGCATACTTGCACAGCAAGATTGGTGACTTAGTAAACTCAGTAGTATTAGTACCAAACGACCCAACATTATCATTCGGTGACTTGTATGAGATTCGTTCAGCACCTTATGAGATTTTCGTTAACGCTGCCCAAGCCACAGACATTATGGTTATCGCATCATTGACACCCGCCGAACTACAAATTAATAAATAAAATAGGTATAACACATGGCATCAAGAGTTAGAACAATTGATTTCTTACCTGAAATCTTTCAAACACCATCTAATCAACAGTTTCTATCGGCAACGCTAGACCAGCTAGTACAACCCCCAAACTATTCAAAGATTCAGGGTTATATTGGTAGCAAGTTTGGTTACGGGGTTAGTGCGTCTGATTCATATATCGTAGAACCAAATAAAGCTAGAACAGATTATCAGCTAGAGCCTGCGGTTGTATTTAAAAAGAAAGATACATTAGTACCTTACGATGCTATCACTTATCCAGAACTAATTGATGCAATTAGAAACGAAGGCGGTATATCAGATAACCACAATAAACTATTCAGTGGCGAATTCTATTCATGGGATAGCTTTGCAGACCTAGACAAGATGATTAACTATAGCCAGTACTACTGGTTGCCACAAGGTCCAGAACCAGTTAACGTCGAAACAGACAACTTGTTCAAGTCAGGTGCATTCACTATCTCTAGTAACAACATTGAATATACATACTCTGCCGACCTATTCAGATTTGACACACCTAACCCAGTAGTAACATTAGTTCGTGGTGGTTCATACGATTTCGTGTTGGATCAAAACACTAAGTTCTATATTCAAACAGAACCTGGTATAAGCGGTTACGGTAAGTTGCGTTCAAATATCAGCACACGAGAAATTTTTGGTTTAAGTTATAACGGTACTGATGTTGGTACAATGACATTTGATGTGCCATTAGCTGACGCACAGGACGATAATAACTATCCAGGTAACACGGAAGTTGACTTGGTCACTACACTGTCATTTGATGAACTACATGGCAAGCGTTTAAGCGAAATTAAGAACATCGACAATGTTACTAGTTTAGATGGTAAGACATTGATATTCTATGGCACTGCTCCTAGAGCAAAGTACTTCATGGGCAACTTCTTTAGTGAGTATGGCTTTGATACTGACGCACCGGGCGCTATCATTCCTACTACAACTAACATCGTGTCTATTACTGACAGTGTTATTACTTGTGATTCTACTGTTAACTTTAGAGCAAACAATGCAATAATATTTGAAGGTATTGCAATAGGTGGCATAACAGAAAAACTAGTATACTATGTCAAAGAAGTTATTGATGAAACAACATTTACTATCAGTGAAGAACCGGGTGGTCCATTACTAGAGTTAGATGATGCAGTCAACGACCACACATTTACTGTAACTATCAATGAAGGTGGTTTGGAAGAAGGTACATATACTACACCAAACAGCAACTACTATTTGATTACCTATATTACGGGTGAAGATAACGATCCGGTTATTAGCTTGTCAGAGTACAACAAACTACCTGACAATCAAAAAATTACTATCCGTTATGGTACTCAATATGTAACTCGCAACTTTGTTAAGAATAGCTACAATGAAATATTGCTAATTCCTATTATTACTGCTAACTTAGATACATTGTATTATCAAGATGGCACTAACCCTGACCAATATGGTATTATCAAGTTAGTAGATAATCCAAACAGCAACATCATTAATGTTAATGACATTATTGGTAAGAAAACTTACACAAGCCCTAACGGCATCAAATTCACTAACGGATTAAAAGTTAAGTTCAACGGTAACATTACGCCTGTAAAATACAAACAAGACCATTACTATGTCGAAGGGGTCGGCACAAGTATTGCGTTGTTACCAGTAAGCGAACAACTAGTCCCTGAACCATTCGGTCAAGGTTTCTTTGCCCCATTCGATGAAGTAGCATACGACACTGACGCATATGGTAATGCATTGTTAGTTCCGTTTACACCGGACTATATTACTATTAATCGTAATAGTCTTAGCAAGAATGCATGGTCACGCAGTAACAGATGGTTCCATGTTGAAGTATTGAATCAAACACTTGCTAGCAACCCAAATAGTCCTCTAGTAATTGCCGCGTTGAATAGTGCGTCAGCTAGAGCAAAGCGTCCTATCATTGAATTCTATCCTAACTTGAAATTGTTCAATGCAGGCGCGGTTGGCAAGGCTCCGGTAGATTACATAAATTTCGCTACAACCGATGCATTCAACCAAGTAGCAGGTAAAGCAGAATATATACCCGATGGTTCTACGAGTTCATTGTTCGATGGTGCAAGAATTATCTTTGCAGGCGACACTGATCCTAATGTAAGAAACAAAATCTTTGTTGTTAGTTTTGTAAAACTAAAACCAAACGAACCTGCTATCATTTCGTTGAGTAAAGCATACGACGGTGACGTCGTGTTCAACGAGCAAACTGTAATTGTTAAGGGTGAACAATATCAAGGTCATAGTTACTATTTCGATGGTAATGATTGGAAAGAAACACAATATAAAAAATATGTAAATCAACCACCTAAGTTTGATGTATTTGATAACAACGGTATGAGTTTTGGTGACTCTACTTACTACCCCGGTACTGACTTCACTGGTTCTACCTTGTTTGAATATAAGACTGGCACTGGTGCAGATGATCCTGTCTTAGGATTCCCAATTCAATATAGTTCTATCACTAACATCGGCGACATTAGTTTCAATGTTAGTTTGAATTCTGACAAGTTTAACTTTGTATATAATAGTCAATCATATACACTATCTACAAATGTTGGATTTGTTCAGTCTTACACTTCTACTACAGAATATACTCGTGCTATCGGTTGGCAAACAGCAGTAGAAAAATCATTTCAGTATCAAGTATTCAACTTGATTTTTAAGGGCGGTAAATTAGTATGCGATGTACCAGCTAAGTTACAAGCAGATACTACATGGCCTGTAATAACTGTTTATGTTGATAACCAACGCACATCTGCGTACACATACGAAGTAATTGATGATGAGACTATAGTTACATTAACTACAAGTCCCGCGACAGGCACACCGGTCGAAATTCTAATTTATAGTGATAGTGTTTCGAGAACTGCCTACTATCAAATCCCATCAAACTTTGACCATAACCCATTAAATGAGCCAGTCGCTAATGTTAACTTGGGCGACTTGAGAGGTCACTATAAGAGTATTTGTAATAACCTAGCATCAATATCAGGTGCGGCATTCGGTCCAAACAACTATAGAGATTTGGGTAATGTTGTACCATATGGTACTCGTATTGTACAAACTAGTTCTCCATTAACTGCAGGTGCATTGTTCTTAAAGAACTCTAACAACAATTTGTTCACAGCATTGAAGTATAATGCGGCCGAGTATGTCAAGTACAAAGCATTGATGATGGATACGGTAAACAGAGCAGACTACAGCCCGTTACAAACTGATGCCGACATCTTAGATGATGTGCTGGATCAGATTACAACTATCAAAACTGACTCTAGTTCTTTCTTCTGGAGTGATATGGTACCTAGTAAGGGTACTCTAACTCAAAAATCATACACACTAAAGAGTGGTATCAATGCGTCAAACTATCCATTGTCTAAAGTATATGATTTTACAGTAGCAAACTATGATGGCGTGTTAGTATACTTAACTAGAACAGTTAACGGTACTAAACGCACTATGCAGTTGGTGAGAAACAAAGACTATACAATAAGTGCAACAGAAAAGCATTTGTATGTTAATACATACTTGCTTCCTAACGACACTATCACAGTCAAAGAGTATTCACAGACTTATGGTAGTTATGTACCTAACACTCCTACTAAAATGGGATTGTATCCTGCATCTATTCCTGAGGTAGTATTAGACACAACATTCGTAACACCTACATACTTCATTAGAGGTCACGATGGCTCGTACACAAAGTTGTACGGAGAGTATGAAGATGGTTACTTAGTAGATTTCAGAGATAGGATTCTATTAGAGTTTGAAACTCGTATCTACAATAACTTGAAAGTTGTTGCTAAAATTCCATTAGAATATGATGACATATTCCCAGGACAATTTAGAACAACAGACTATTCACACAAAGAATTGACTGAAATCTATTCAACACAGTTCTTAAACTGGGTGGGTATGAACAGAATTAACTATGTAGAGCAGTTCTATGATTCTACAAACGAGTTCACTTGGAACTATAGTGAATCACTAAACAAGTTAGACAACACAAAGTTGAAGCAAGGCAACTGGCGCGGCATCTATCAGTGGATGTATGACACAACTAACCCTGACACTCGTCCATGGGAAATGTTGGGTATCACTAACAAACCTGATTGGTGGGATGCCCGCTACGGTGAAGCACCTTATACAAGCGACAACTTGTTATTGTGGACAGATATTAGCAAAGGTTATATTTGGAATAACGGTGACAGCACTATAAACACTAAGCGTATTCGTCCAGACTTATTGAATGTTATACCAGTTGACACTAGAGGAAGATTGGTATCACCATTCACTTCTGTAGTCAATTCATACGACAAGAATACATTCAAACACGAATGGGCAGTAGGTGATGTAGGACCGGCCGAATACAGTTACTTGAGAAGCTCTACATGGCCGTTTGATTTAATGCGTATATTCGCATTGACTAAGCCCGCACAGTTCTTTGCATTGGGTTTAGACTTGGATGTTTACCAATACAATGACGAATTCAAGCAATACTTAGTTTACGACAGACTAAGAGGTACCCCTGCTGACTTAGCATTGTATGGTGGTGATGCTACTACTGCCGCGCATAGTTATATGAATTGGATTATTGATTATCTAAATCAGTATGGCATTAACGGCACACAACAAATTACTGACTACTTCCAGAACATCGATGTACGATTGAGTTACCGTGTTGCTGGTTTCAGTGACAAAGAAATGTTAAAGTTCTTTGCTGAAAAAGGTTCACCTAACAGCAAGAACAATAGCTTGTTGATTCCTGATGAAAGCTATTCAATATTGTTGTACGAGAATCAACCGCACGACAGCGTTATATACAGTTCTGTAATCATTCAGAAAACTTCATCGGGTTACAAGGTATACGGTAACAGCCAAGATAGAGCATATTTTGTAATCAACAAACCTATCACAAATGGTATCTACGAAAACATTACTGTTAATAATAGAACAGTTACGATTCCCAAGAACTACAGTAAGAATCCTGAGATAATTCCTTACGGAACAGAATTCAGAAGAATAGAAGATGTAGGTACTTTCCTTACTAGCTATGGATCATACTTAGAATCAAAGGGCATGACATTCAACAATGTAGAAAATGCATTGGAAATGAATTGGACTCAAATGGTTGCTGAAGTATTATATTGGAGTACTAGTGGCTGGGCAGAAGGTAGTACAGTTAACGTTAACCCATCTGCTAATCAGATTACTATCAATAACGAGTATGGCATTGTACAACCATTGACAGTTTACCAAGATAACTTTATCTTGAATCAAAACTTGTTACCAATCTCTATCAAAGATTTGTCAATCACTAGAATTGGAACTGAGTTCAGTGCTAAGGCATTGAATCAAGGTGACTCTATCAGTTTCATGCGTTGTAATATCAACACAATTGAGCACTTGGTAATCTTTGATAATGTAACAGTTTTCAACGATGTAATGTTCAACTTAGTTACTGGTCTACGCCAACAGCGTATCTATGTTAAGGGTTCTAAGACGGCTGAGTGGAACGGCACAATGAATGCTGCTGGCTTTATTATCAACCAAGACAACATTGAAGAATGGGTTGAGAATAAGAAGTATGCTAAAGGTACAATCGTCAAGTACAAGAACGAATATTGGATTGCTAACAAAGTAACTATTGCACCTGATGTTAAGTTTAACAAAGAAGAATGGAATAAGACCTCATACGAACAAATTCAAAAGGGCTTGTTGCCTAACCCTAGTACAAAGGCTTATGAATCTACATTGTATTACAACACCAATGTTGCTAACTTGAAGAACGATGCTGACTTGTTAAGTTTTAGCTTGATTGGCTACAGACCACGAGCATATCTAAGTGAAGCTAACTTAGATGACAACACACAGGTTAACTTGTACAAGAGTATCATTACTAGTAAAGGTACAATTGATTCTTTCAATACATTGTTAGGTGCAAACCTACAACAAACACCATTAACATATACATTCCATGAAAACTGGGCTATCAAGACTAGCGAGTACGGTGGTCTATTGAATAGAAACTTTGTAGAGTTCACATTAAACGAAAGTGAATTGACAGGTAATCCTTCTATCGTAAGTATTGTTCATGGCAGTTCAGTTGATGTTGCACAACAAGAAGTACAGTTGTATGAATTGAAGAATTACAACTATGCAGTAAACAACACTAACATTTTACCTAGCATTTTATCAACTAGCGAAAGCAAGTTACCAAGTGCTGGTTATGTAAGTTTAGATGATGTTCGCTATACTGGTTACTATATTGATAACTTAGACAATGCAAGTATTGTAGACTTGTATAAGAACGATTATATTTGGGTAGCCGATAAAGTCGGTGAATGGAAAGTATACACACCTGTCACATTGACAGCTAGATTGGTTTCAGTAATCAATAACCTAAACAACACTGCTACATTTACATTTGACACACCGCATGGTCTATCAGAAGGTGATCCATTTGGTATCATCAACTATAACACTTTAATCAACGGTTACTATACTGTTGCAGCCATCGCAAGTACGAATGTTGTAATCGTTGTACTAACGCTAGATTCTGCAACTACAAAAGTAACAGGCTCAGGTGGCAACATTGCATTCTCGTTAGTGAATCAGCGTGTAGAACGCACCAAAGATATCGTCAACTTACCTTTAACTAATGCAGAGTATGTTAAGAATAAAGTATGGGTTGACAAAGACCTTAATGGCGAATGGAATGTATTGCGTAAAACAAACAATTACGAATACAGAGAATTCGAAACAGCACCTAACACAACAGAGTTTGGTGCAACAGTAGCATACAGTGAAAAGCTAGGCTATTTTGTAGCAGACCCAGACCACGGTAAAGTATACAGATACCTAGAAACAGCTTCATCTACACATCCTTTTGCTAACATCCAAACTATAACTCAACAACAGGGATTTGGTACTGCGATGGTAAAGAACGATGATATTATGGTCATCTCTCAACCTGATCCGTTCGGTGATTTGAGTGTATTGTATATCTACAAAATGATTAGCAATGATAAGATTCATGCATTAGTAGAAGAACAAATTATTCCGTTTGCAGGATTGCGTGTGGGTGATTCATTAGCATTGTCCGGTGACGGTACTATGCTATATGCAAGTATTGTTGACTTGAACGTTGTAGTTTCATTGCACTTGAACCCTCATACCGAATGGTATGATGTTGGTGTTCGTTTAGCAGAAGCTATCAGACCTAATTCATCATCATTCACAGTATATGGAAACATTGGCCAATCGCCGGCTGGAAGAAAAGTATCATTTACTAACTTCGGTAATGACGATTTGTATACGATAGTTACTGCCCAGTACAATAGTCAAAATGACACTACCACTGTATATGTTTACGAAAATATCCCTTACAGTGTAGGATCAATGACTCCTATGTATGTACGAGTAATAAGCTACTCAATCTTAGGTGGCATCTCAAGTGAAGGTTTAGCAAACGGAACTGACTTGTTCAGTCATAGCATCGCAACTAACTACGACGGCACTAAGTTGTTTGTTGGTTCACCTCAATCAGATTTCAGTCAACAACTTCCTAACACAGGTTACACATTCATGTTCGACCGTTTAGTGGAAAACTGGGAAGTAGTAGGAGATAGTTTACCAGACCAATTTGCATTGTTTGAAATGCCTTGGGCCGCTGGCTGGGTACCAACCCCAACACAACAAAATCCTGCTGCAGGTTTTGCTGACGCTAACAAAGTTCGTGTGTTTATTAACGATGTGATGTTAGACCCTACATACTTCTTATTGATTCCTAACGATTCAAACAATGACAATTATGTTGACAGCATGTTCTTATTAATAGGACCTATGCTACAGTCCGGCGATATCATTAAAGTAAGCAGTGGCAATATGGTTCTTACTCAAGAAATTGCAAGCTACGACCGTGTTGAAGATATTGATGCTAATGCTAAGTTTGGTTGGTCATTGGATTGTAATACTAGCGGTAGCGAGTTGCTAGTTGGTAGCCCGTTCAATCTAGATACAACACACGGTGAAGGTGCTGTGTTCAGATACTTGAGCGAAGGTAAACACTATGGTAGAATCACAGGTATTCTACAATGTCATGTATTAGAAGCCGCTACTATTTTCATTAATGGTTACTCAGTTACATTACCTGACCCAAGCGTATCCGGTGGCATTGTGGGTGACGCATTCTATGTTGCTAATAGAATTAACTTGGCAGTTATCAACAATGTGTTTGCGTATGCAACAGAAGATAACCGCTTGGTAATTCGTTTGCGTGATTTTAATTTAGGTCAACCTAATAACAAACTAAACATCACTGTGTTCAATGGTAATGTTCTAGCAGAACTAGGCATCGCAGAATACATTAAAGTTCAAGTGATATACGATCCACATGAGTCCAATAGAACTCAATTCGGTTACAAAGTAAAGTTCAATGAGCAAAACTCGTTCGTAGTTAGTGCTCCGGCAGCTAACCGTTATTTAGGAACTACTTTTGATTTTACAGATGATGAGAACAACCATAACGATACTGTTTTTGATAATAACTTTACTCAGTTTGAAGACATCTACCACGATGCAGGAGCAGTCTACATGTTTGACTACTTACCATCGAATGGGGAGACCTTGCTGACAGCAAGTAACTATGTATACAGTCAGACATTACCTGACTTGTCAGAAGTCTATGGCAAACAACCATACTATGGTCAAGCATTAGATTTCTACAAGGGTAAAGTAATGATTGGTACTCCTTTGTATAAAGTAGGGTCAACACATGGTCGTGTGACTATATATGAAAACACTGCGGGAACTCAAAACTGGAGCGTATACAGAAAGTCAACTACTGTAACCGATATCACTAAGATTCAAAAAGTTCAGTTATATGATAACATCACTGATGTTACATTAGCGTCATTAGACTACTTGGATCCGTTGCAAGGCAAATTGTTAGGCCCAATCAGAGAGAACATTGATTATATTACATCAGTAGATCCTGCAGACTATAACAACGCTAATGCAATGGGTAGCATGGTATGGGGCAAGAACGAAATTGGTAAGATTTGGTTCGATGTATCTACAACTAAGTTCATCAACTATCATCAGAATGATTTAGCATACAACGCTAAGTACTGGGGTACTGTGTTCCCTGGAAGTACGGTAACAGTCTATAGCTGGATTGAATCTGATGTACTACCTGCGTTCTACACCGGTAAAGGTGATGTGTATGACTTCACACGATACAGTACAGGATTTGAAACTGACGCCGGTGGTAATTTGGTTAACAAGTATTACTATTGGGTACGCAATACTGAGACATTGTTCAGCTTACAGGGCAAGACATTGACTGATGCAGTTATTGCACAATATATTGCTAACCCGCAGAACTCAGGTATCAGTTACTTTGCCGCATTAGCGCCTAATGTATATGGATTGTACAATGCTAGAGATTATATCTACAGTACACACACAAACATGCACTTAGGCTTCAGTACAAATGATATTGACATTCCTAATCATGCAGAGTTTAAGTTGATTCGTACTAACTACCCAGATGATTTCTTGGATGGAGTTCCTGATGGTATCAATTACAAACAACCAGCTGCATTGTATAACAAGTTGTTATCTAGCTTTGCGGGTGTAGACGAGTTGGGAACTGTTATCCCTAACCCAGACTTACCTAAGAAACTACAAATTGGTATCGGTACAAGACCTAATCAAGGCTTGTTCATCAACAGGTTCAAGGCATTAGAGAACTATCTAACATACGCTAACCGCGTATTGAAAGAATACCCTATCAGTGAATTCAGTTCAGTTACATTCTTGAACACATATGGTGATGACTATGACACTAGAAACTATTGGAGAAATGTTTACTGGTGGGCAACTGGGTATGACAATAATGTAAGAACTGCATTTGAAGTAGAATATTACTATGACCTAGCTAAAGTACCTAATGTCAAAGAAGGTATGATTGTCGGTGTAAGTCAGAACAGTCAAGGCAAGCGTGAAGTATACAAGTACACTAGTGGTGCATGGTCACGCATTGGCTTAGAAGATGGTACTATCGAATTCTCAAGCACACTATGGGACTACCAAGATAATACAATTGGTTTCGGTGATGTGTTCTTTGACACTGTATCCTATGACGCATATCCGTCAATAGAAACCAGATATATTATTCGTGCATTGAACGAACAAATTTATGTCGGTCAATTAAATGAGTATCGTAACAAGGCTTTAGTATTGATGTTTGAATACATTCAAAGTGAGAATGTAGAATCAAACAACTATCTGCCATGGTTGAACAAGACTAGCTTGGCTGATGTAAGTTATAACATCAGAAGTTTGAAGCCGTACGAAAAGTATAAGAGTGATAATGAAAAGTTACTAGAAGGTTACTTGAATGAAGTAAAACCATATCATGTTGTATTGAAAGAATTCTATTTCACATATGATGGTATGGATAGTTATGATGGTTACATCACTGACTTTGACATTCCTTCAACATACAACACTACAGTTCGTAGATATACTTCTCCCCAGTTGACATACGGTAGTCCAGTTGATTATTATGAAAATGCATTGTCTGATCCTATTTGGCAGACAGATACATATCAATCATGGTTTAAGAATTATGGTCTAACTCTAGAACCTATGAAGAATCAACCGGTTGCTGTCTTGACAAAGTACATTACTAATGTAAGTCAAAAAATCTTTGTCGATAATGCTCGTGGATTGCCAGTTACTGGTTTAATTACAATTGACGATGAATTGATTGCATACAATCATATTGACCGTGAAAAGAATATGTTGACTGGCATCAGTAGAGGTGTAAACAACACTACAATTGCAAGTCACTTCCCTAACACTATCATCTATCAAGATTTGCCGAGTGTTATTGTGTTAGACAGTGGTCGTGGCTACATTGACCCTCCGATTGTTACGGCATATGTAGATACTACTAAGTACCCAGCCCCAACAAAGAACGCTATTCTTAAGGCAGTTATGTCTGGTGACAAGGTTATTGATATTACAGTCGTTGACCCGGGTGAAGGATATGTAGTTTCTCCTGAAATCTTATTTGAACCTGCATTTGAATATGCAGCCACAGAGTTAGACCTTAACTTCCAGTCAAGTTTGTTGACAGTAGATATCACTGGGTTGACTACAGGAGACTTGATTAAAATAGTTTCTAGTAACACAACAGACGCTATCATGGGTGGTTATTACTATGTGAAAGTACTAGGCTTTAACCAGTTTGCCGCTAGATTATTATCTGCGACAAATAAGCCAGTTGTATCGTTGCACACTACATATAGCAGTGCATTGAGCGGCGACCATAAGGTAATCTTTAAATCAAATGCACAGAATCTATCATTGAACTATTCTATTCAATTGGTTCCTAGAGCAGTTGGCGTTACTATCAACACTAACATTCGTGAGTTCCAAACTACGATTCGTATGGATAGAACTAGCTACAACTCTAAGATTGAAGATTGGAACTCTGGTGTGTTCTGGCCAAGTCCGTTCAACTCACTAGGTAACGACTCAAGTACCGGTACTAGTATCAGTTACGGAGAACCATTCGTTGAACCTGAGTTCTATCAGAATAGTGCTCATGGTATCGGACCTAAGTTCACTGTTTACAATGAAAAATTAATTGGTGTATACGCCGCTACATTTAGTACTATAGGTGCTTACTATGCAGTCGGTGACACAATCACCGTAACAGGTGATTTGTTAGGTGGCGCAACACCAGAGAACGATTGTACAATTACTGTAACTGAAGTTAATACTAAC